CGGCGGAGTAGGTCAGGCTCCTGCCGCTGGGCGTGACTTGTTTACGGATCGCCATAAAGGCCTGCGCGATATCGGTCCAGCCTGCATCGAATTCCAGGCGTTTGGTGCGCATGACCTCGACCGCCTTCATGACCATCCGCGTCTTGACCTCGATGGAGTACTGGATCGCACGCGCAGCCGGGAAAAACTGCTTAACGAGCTGGTACACGCCCTGGCCGATTCCGGTCACATCGATGCCGATGTGTGCCACGGCGTACCGCTTCGTCAGATCCTCGATCTTTTGGGCCTGCTGCGCGAAGGTCAGGCCGCGCCACTGGTGCCGTTCCAGAATGCGGAACTTCCCGCCCGGCCCTTCGGGCGGTGCCACGACCACGCAGCCCGCTGAGTCCCCTGTATGCGAAGGGTCGTATCCGATCCAAACTGGCTTGTACCCGAACGGCCGCAGCACCAGCGGCTGCACGTCGCGCCAGGTCAGCCAGCTATCGACCATGCACCCCTGCAGCAACGTAAGCGGGAACACCGACGCCGTGTCGTCGATGAAGTTGCACATCAACAGGTTTTCGAACTGATCAGGGCTGTATTCGAAGTCGCGCAGCTCGTCGATATCGAAGAGGTTGCAACCCCCCTTCTCCGCGTCCAGGATCGTGACGATCTGCCGCCATATCTTGTCGTTGCACAGCTTGCCGCCGGACAACGCTGCGTGCGAAATGTCGATGATCTTCTGATCGTCTTTAGCGCGGCGCTTGTTGAACGCAGCACCGGACCACAGCGGATAGGCCTCGTGCGCCATGCTGGATGGCGTCGAAAAATACGTCTTTCTCCACTGCTTGTGCATCGCCATGCCGCTGGCGACCTTGTATAGCTCCGCGAAGCGCGGGATCCAGAATACTTCGTCCAGATACAGGTTGCCGTGATAGCTCTGCGCGGTGCGGTAGTTGGTCCCCAGGAAATACAGCGTCGCGCCATTGGGCAACACGATGGGGTCGCCCTTCAGATCGAGGTCGGCTTCCTCGCGCGCGAACTGGATGATGTACTGCTTGAAGACATGCGCCTGCGCCTTCGAGGCAGACATGAATATCTGGTTGCGGCCGGTCGTGAGCGCGTCGATGAACGCCTCGCGGGCGAAATACCAGGTCGCGCCGATCTGCCGCGACTTCAAGATCATCCGAGAGCGCTGGTCACCGTTGCGAAACCACACCTTCTGATAATCGAAAAGCGATTCCTTGAAGGCCTGGAATAGCTTGTCCTTTTGCGCCTCGGTGTACGCGTTTTTGGTGGGCTTGGACTTTGGCGCGGCGTTGCGCCGTTCGAGATTCGGGTTCAGGTCGGACTCGGTGCCGCCGGCATCGTAGCGGCGAACGCGCGCCATCTGCGTGATCTGCCGGCCGAGCAGATCGATTTCCTTGTAGTCGCAGCCCTCTTTCTTGTCCTTGGCGATGAGCTGGACCATGCGGGCTTCAAGCGCGGTCTCTACCCGCTCGACTACCGGCGCATCGTCCCACTTGTCGCGGGTCTTCCAGCTGTGCACCGTGGTGCGCTTTTCGCCCAGGTGCTTTGCAATCGACGTGACGCGCCACCCTTGGAAATACAGGGATTTCGCAAGGCGTCGCGGCTCCAGATCGTTGGCAATTTCTAACATGCCGCCATGCTGAGGGAATTTCCCGCGCGCGCGTGAGAGTGGCGTATGTACCTGAGATCGTTACGGTTTCTGCGCGTTGCCCGCTGATCGCGTCGGGGCCACCATGGCAACACCTGACCCGAACATCATCTGACCCGAACTCCACCAGCGAGCACACCATGCCCACCCCGACCCCGAAATGGTTCACCGTCGCCACCGAAGGCCAGACCACCGATGGCCGCGTCATCGAGCGCACCTGGCTGCAGCAAATCGCCGAGACCTACAACCGTAAAACCTACGGCGCTCGCGTCTCGATCGAGCATCAACTGAGCATCTACCCTGGCAGCATGTTCCGCGCTTACGGCGACGTGACGGCCGCGCAGACCGTTGAAACGGACGGCAAGCTGCAGCTGCAGGTCCAGATCGATCCCACGCCCGAGCTGGTGGAACTGACCAAATCGCGCCAGAAGATTTATTCCTCGATCGAGGTCAATCCGAACTTCGCCAAGACTGGCAAGGCGTACCTGACCGGCCTGGCCGTCACCGACACGCCGGCCAGTTTGGGTACGGACACGCTGGAATTCTGCGCGCAACACCCGGATAAGCATCCGCTCGCCTTGCGCAAGACGACGCCCGAGTGCCTATTCACTTCGGCGCTGGAAACCGCCTTCGACTTCAGCGAAGAGCCCGAAGGTGAGCCGGTGAAGCTGTTCCAGCGTGTGCGCGAAATTCTCGGCCGCGCCAAGGGCATCGAGGCCGCGCAATTCAAGCAGATCGATGAAGCCATGACCGAGCTGGCCGAGCATTTCTCCGACGCCGGCACGAAGCTGCAGAAGCAAATCGACGCCCTCGTTGAGCGGCTGGAGGATTCGGTCAAGGGCTACGTCAAGACCGAGGATTTCAACGCGTTGAAGGAGCTGCTCGACAAGACTCCGCGCCAATTCACGCAACGCAAGCCTGCGACCGGCTCCGACAACACCGTGCTGGCCGACTTCTAATCGCCACCGGCCGAGTTCCGAAGCTGACCTCACTTCCAACACAGGACCACCATGCGTAACGCTACCCGCATCGTTTTCAACGCTTACCTCGCCCGTATCGCCGCCTTGAATGGCGTCGAGGACGCCACCAAGCAATTCAACGCCGATCCCAGCGTGCAACAGACCCTGGAAGACCGGATCCAGGAAAGCAGCAAGTTTCTGTCGCAGATCAACGTGATCGGCGTGCAGGATCAGCAAGGCCAGAAGCTTGGCTTGGGCGTGACCGGCCCCGCCTCGGCGCGCACGAACACGGACAACGGGCCGCGCTTGACGCGCGACCTGACCTCCATCGACCCCAACGGCTACAACTGCGTGCAGACGAATTTCGACACGCACATCAAGTTCGCCCAGCTCGACGCCTGGGCAAAGTTCGACGACTTCCAGCAGCGCATCTCGAATGCCCGCGTCATCCGGCAGCAGCTGGACCGGATCATGATCGGTTTCAACGGCACCAGCATCGCGGCCGATACCAACATCACGAACAATCCGCTGCTGCAAGACGTGAACAAGGGCTGGCTGCAGCAATACCGCGAGCACGCCCCGGATCGCGTCATGCACGAAGGCGTGCAAGGTTCCGGCAAGATTACGGTCGGGGCCGGCGGCGACTATGGCAACCTGGACGCCCTGGTCTACGACCTGTGCGAACTGCTGGACCCGTGGTATCGCGATGACACGCGCCTGGTCGCGCTGGTCAGCCGCGATCTGCTGCACGACAAGTATTTCCCGCTGGTCAACACCAGCGACAAGGCTACCGAGAAGGTAGCGGCCGACACGATTCTGAGCACCAAGCGCCTGGGTGGTCTGCCGGCGGTGCGCGTGCCCTACTTCGTCCCGGGCGGCGTGATGGTTACGGCATACGAGAACCTGTCGCTGTACTGGCAGGAAGGCGCGCGCCGCAGCCACGCGGTAGAGAAGCCCGAGCGCAGCCGCATCGAGTTCTACGAATCGTCGAACGATGCGTATGTCGTCGAAGACTACGGCTTCGGCGCGATGGCCGAAAACATTCAAATGGTCGAGGGCGAGTGACATGCGAAGCCCTGCGCAACGTCACCGTGAGCGCACGCTCGCGAAGCTGATTGCAGGGACTGCCCAGGCCGGCCAATTGGTGGCCTCGGGCACGATCTACGATCAGATGCTCGCCAAGCTGCTGACCGACATGCGGCGCTTGAAGGATATTCAGTCCGTCGAGCGCAAGATCGAGGTCAAAACTACCCTGGTCGCGGAGTACGACGACTACATCGACGGCGCGCTGCAGGGCGCATCCGGCGCGCAAGACGAGGTGGTCGCTACCCTGTGCGTCTGGAACATCGACGCCGGCCGGTTTGATCTGGCGCTGAAGATCGGGGCGTACCTGCTGACGCACCGCATCGCCTTGCCGGCGCGGTATTCCCGCAACGTGCAAACCACGCTGATCGATGAGATCGGCGGGGCGCTGCTGGCCGGCAAGGTGGAAGACGCGAAGCTGATGTACGAGATCGCGGACACCACCGAGCGTCTCACGCACGACCACGACGCGCCCGACCAGGCCCGCGCCAAGCTGCACAAGGCGATGGGGCTCGCGCTGCAGAAGCTTTCCGAAGACGGCCAGGCGCCCAACGCCCGGGCGTATGCGGAGCGCGCCTTGGCGCACTTCATTCGCGCGACCGAGCTCAACGCCAGCGTGGGTGTCAAGAAACAGATCGAGCGCCTGCAAACCCGCCTGAAGGATTCCGCCGGCTCTGCCGGATAACGAGCACCCCCTGTGCCCACGGCGGCGGGGGGCTGACGGTTCTTGATTGATCCCCGAAGCCCCCCCCACCGCCGTCCTTATTCCAGCCCCATGCCCTTCGCCGCCTTCGCCCCTTCGCCCGATCCAGAGACCAACCCCAACGTGCAGAACGATGGCTGGTGGCCCGACATCAATGTCGTGACGGCAATGGCGACGATGCGCCTGGATGGCACCGTCACCCAGCCGCGCATGGCCCATTCCCTCGCCGCCGCCATGCTGGAGATGAACATGGACGCGCCGGTCGCCGCCTGGGCCGCGCAGCAGCTCGCGGCTGGGGCCACCAAGCTGGAAGAGGTAGCGGCCCCCCAGGTGGGCGGAGAAAGCCGCTTGGTGTATCTGTACAAGCGCGCGGTGTACTCCTACGCGCAGGCCGACCTCATCGAGCGTTACGTCGATTACGACACCACCGCCTCCGGCGTGAAGAAGTCGGAGCTGCAGTGCGAAGCGCCCGACGATCACCGCCGCAATGGTCGCTGGGCGGCGCGGCAGTTGGTCGGCGAGCCGCGCAGCACCGTGGAGCTGATCTGATGAAGGTCTACGCCCGCCAGGATGACACCGTGGACGCCCTCTGCTATCGGGCATTCGGATTCACGGCCGGCCTGGTCGAGGCCACGCTCGACCTAAACCCCGGCCTTGCTGACCTGGGGCCGGTGCTGCCCGAGGGGACCGAAGTAGAGCTCCCGCAGGTGCAGTCCACCCCCGCCACAGCCCCCTCCGTCAAACTCTGGGATTGAACATGGCCGAACCCTCGACCCTAACGGCCGCCGCCGTCACCACCTCCGCAGGCGTGTCCATGGCATTCCTGCTGCCCTACGTCGACGCCACGGCGGTATTCGGCGCGTTCATGGGCGCTGCGGTGGTCGCCAGTACGAAAAAGGATGTGCGCGCCTGGACGCGCGTGACGACCTTCGTGATTTCGGCCATCTGCGGGTACTTCATGTCCCCGGAGATCATCAGCAAGACGATCATCGATCAATCGTTCACAGCCGCCTTCGTGGGCGCGCTGATGGTGGTCCCGATTTCGCTGACAGTGCTCGCACGCATCGATCAGCTCGACATCGGTGCCTTCATTCGGTCCCTGGGGAGCAAGCCCTGATGCCGCATCTTCTCGCCACAATCCTGCAAACCGTGCCTACCGCCACCGTGCTGGTCTACATCGCGACCGCGCTGCGCCTGCTGTGCTTTCGGCCGAACGGCGCGCGGCACCGCCACGGGCTGTCTGCCGCCGTCACCGTGCTGATCGCGGCCCTGACGTGCCGGGCCGCCGGCATCGTTCTCTACGTGCAGCCGGTTTCAGTGCCCGAGCTGATTATCGCGATCGCCCTCTGCCGCGCCGCCATGGCATCGCGCGGCAACTTGGCCCACCTACTTCGGAGTGCAATCGATGGCTGACATCCTTATCCTTGGCGCCACCGGCCGCGCCGTGAGCGACCTGCAGCAAATCCTTAGCCGCGCCGGTTTCAGCGTGGCGATGACCGGACTGTATGACGACGCGACCGCCCAGGCGGTGCGCGACGCCCAGGCCCGAGCTGGCTTGGTGCAGGACGGCAAGTGCGGCCCGAAAACCCGCGCCTACCTGATGGGCATGGAGACCGGAAAGCTGCTGCGCGAGCAGGATCTGCAGCGCGCGGCCGACACGCTGGATCTGCCCCTCGCTGCCGT